TTCCTGATCCAGCGTAGGATAAAGTGAGACTGGCGACCGATGCGGTGACAGTAATAACTGCGACTGTTACTATGTTCTCCGTAACTGCTGTAGCTGAGACGGATACAGATTGATACGTGTCTAAAAACCAAGTGAGCCCAGTAGCATTCACAACACTTAGTGTTAATGTGCCTGGAGCAGTACCTGAATTTTGAACTGCAACGTAAACAAACATGTAATGACCGTCAACAATATTGGGGGGAAAGATATAGGTGGCCCCCGTAGAATCTATTTTGCCACCTATAGTACTACCGAGCAATGCCTCCGAGGTGGTACCAAAGGGTTGAAGCGGGCCAAAAGTACCCAACGCGGGTATATGGTCTGTAGGTATTTCCAAACCCAGAGCATTAATTAATTTTGGTTTGAAAAGTTCCACTTCATAAGTAACCCATAATTCACCAGCAACTCCAGATGTGGCTTGCATACCAACTGTTGCTATACTAAAACGACCTAAGTCGTATAGCCGTTGATCTGCATTCGCCGGAACAGCTCCGTCACGAACGTAAAGTTCAGAAATTGTAGTCTGACTTTTCGCGCACTCAACTGGATGTATCATGCTTGATGAGGGTTTGCATGAGTTAGCGAACTCATAATTCTCCATGTTAAATTTATCAGTAAATTGAGGATCTAAGACATCATACTGTGTCGCCATAACTATAGCTCCCAATGCGGAACTAGTGGCTGAACTTAGCACAGCATCAGATGAAAGACTCTTGAATTCGAATAATAAACCTCTGAATCGGTATTGTTCGAAATTGGCAGCTACTTGACTTAGCCAAGGAAATGTCTGAAGTAATCCAGAATTGATATTATAACCGGTGATTGTAAAAGGGGTTGTAGCGTTAACATCTCCCAAATACTCCCTATGTCTTAAAATAACAGCCCCATTTTGAGCGGAATTAGTGATCTGTGGTATCGTCATGCCTCCTGTCATGAGCGAATTGCCACCTACTTTAAAATCCGAAAAGCCGGAGGATATTGCACTCCTGGCGATTGGGGATAAAAGTCTTAGACCACTTTTAATATTAGTTTTAAGTTTTCCGTTTTTATTTATACGACGTTTAGGACGTCTAGCCTTAGCGGGACGGTACCGCTGTGCTTTATCAAACGCACGATTAATGATTTTTCTCTCACGACGCATACGTGCAGTACGTCGTGGAGCACGAGTTCTTCTTGTACTCATTTTTTCGTAGCCCGTAGAGCATACATGGCGCTCGGACAATTTATGTTGAAACTATTCTTAAAATTTACCGTTAACGAATAATTTTCATAAAATTTGATAGCGTCTGGATGGCAATACTCTAGTAAGCCGGGAATTTCTAAAGGTTGTAAGGTAGTCAAACTATCTAAATACGCCTCAGTAGCCACCTGTACTTCAACAGGTATTTCATAAACCTTTTCCATGAGGAATCTCGTCTTAATCCCAACGTCTCTATGTGGAATTCCATTGTCTCTGATGTAATTCATTGCTTCAATCATGAAATCTCTTTTATAAAGTTCAGTTTTTGAACCAATTAAGGCTCTAGTTCCTTCTGTGACTCTTATTGCATAACGAGCGAGACTGGCTAAAATAGGACAGCCAGGATATTGATAAGCCATACTTAAGCCTTTAGCTCTAAGTAAACCTAACATTTTACTCTTACTGGACGCAACATACTCTTTCGAGGTGTATCCAAAGTTCATTATAGCCACAGTCGGATCGGTAATTGTTATTAATTCATCAGGATCTGCTAATAATCCACAAAAAGATGCGTAGGTTAATTCATCGTGCATCTCTAATTTAATTGTAAAACCCAATTTTTTAAAATCTTCTACAGTCGGGATTCTGCCGTAGAATGTAAATAGGCCATCATCGCCTTCGATTCTTCCTTTAATACTCTTTGCTCCTATTCTCTTGAGCGTATAAAGCATTATCATTAGATTGGCAAATCCATTTCCCAATGAGGTATTCATTTCCCCACTCAT